CGTTATAGTCTAGAAGCAGGTTGTGACCAATAGTTACTTGGTTGTTCCAGTGAGTAAGTCCGTTGGTATAGATGTTGATACCGGCGGCAGTGCCTCGATACTTACCGATATAGTAACCCAAGGAAGTTAGGCTACGGTTGTAGCTGTCACCCAAAGAAATTTCATAGTTAAAACCAAAGTCGGTTACTCTTTTATTTGCAATAGCTACTGGGATATAGTTGTTGTCAGAAACCCTAGTAAGAAGATTTGTTTCTGCCCTGAACATATCATATACAAGAGAAAAAGCATAAAGAGTTTGCTCTAAACTATTATCACTGTTTGCTTCACCTTCAGCATCACCTGCAACGCCGTTATCGTTCAACCATGCTCTAGGCACCCAAGAAGAAAGTCTTGCAAGTGTATCTGTTTGACCTAACAAAATTACTCTGCTAGAACCACAGTTAATCCACACGCCGGTTCCACCGCTTGAGACTGTCCCTGTAAATATCCAAAGAGTATAGGTTACTTCTTTTCCAATGTTTACATAGTCAATATCTGTAGCGGTTAACTGGAAGGAAGCAGACGACCCACCATAGACACCGCCTGTAACATATACGGCATCTTCAGGATTATCAACTACTCCAACATAGCTTTTAGTAAGCTTCCAGTACCAGCTGCTTCCCACAGTGCCGTCAGCAGGGTCGGTAGTAAATCTGGACCATGATAGGTTTACAGTGTTGTAGTCATATGAAAATGCAGTTAGCCCAGAGTTATAGTAGACGTTTACCGAAGTAGTTTCGCCGTACTTAAACCCAGAACCATATCTACTGGTACCGTACTTAGTCATTTATTACTCCTTAGATGCCACCAGTAGCAGTGATAATCAACGCGTTATTTGTTAAGAATGGGATTTGATTTGCGGCCAGTGTAATATCCGCAGCAGTTGAACCGTTGTTTATATTTAACTGGGTTACGCTTACATTTGTAATAGCTGGAGAAGCTTTATACACAGTATTGATTACAGATGCCAACGTAACAGCGTCCCCAAATACGTTATTATCATAGTAGAACAAGCCGCCAGCACCAAGCATAGCCTGATATACAGCAAGCTTAGCATCAGCATTCTTATACGTAGATTGAACTGTAACAGTCAGGCTTAGGTATACTGGAACATATACAGGAGGCAATACCGTCAAGCTAACGCCCGCTGGAATCTTATCTGACATGTACTGAGTTACTGCAGGAGTCAAGGTGCCGGTAAAGTTAGCGGTAGGTGTAAGATCTACCACATATCCGCCATTAGTATTTGTATTGTTACCGGCAGCTAAGGCGTTAGTGATGGTAAATGAGGTTGTTGTAGGAACGGTAGCAATTGTGGCGTTGCTTAGGTTGTAACCTACTGGAGTAAGACCGGAGATGTTTACACTGTCACCAACCGCAAATCCATGAGCTGAGGTTGTTGTATATGTGATTGTAGTTCCGGTGCTAACTGCAGCAGAGGTTGTAGACACTAATGTGGCCTGAGGATAACCCGGAGTAGCTGAGTTATCGTTTTGTGGCTGAATGTATAAATTAACCGCTGAGTAAACAGATGCGGTAGCTTTTGCTTTTCCTACTTGTGGAGTCATCAATGCTAGGTTTGCATAGTCAGCTAAAGTCACAGCACGTCCTCTAGTAAACAGGGCGGCCTTAATCTTGGCACGTAGTTGAGACATGTTGTCAGGATCGGCTCCTCCCGTAGCAGGAAGAGAGTTGCTAACAGAAAGATAGGTAACCACTTGTGGGTCCAGGTTTCCTGGAACAAATGTCAATTCAGTGATGGAGTTAGACTTAATGTTTCCTGCAACTCCTACGCTTACTCGGTATGTTGCACTGATAAGCTGGCCGTTGGCTGGGATAGCTCCGTTTACACCGTCACCAAAAACAATGTTGGTAGTTCCATCTTCATTCTTTGATGTGGTAAACACAGAGTCGGTGCTTCCCCATTCAAGAAGAGAGTCCACATATGACCATTGAGTAAACGCCGCACTCTGACCTACATAGGCAATCAAAGAACTATCAATGATGTTAGGGTCTAAGACGGTGTATGACTGGTTAGTAGTTCCATCAGAGTTGCCCAGGTTAACGGGCAAAGCCTTATTATAGGTGCTGTCAATAAGGTCAGGGCGATCCGTATTAACTGTCTTGCCTTCAAGAGCTGCCAAGGTAGTTGAGGCACCGGCTGCAAGGCCTGTATAAGACTGTGTGGTCTCAAAGTAAACCTGGGTATATGGGCCGTATGATAGTGGGGCCATCACCTGGGTTCCAACTGGGATGTCAATAGAGTTAACGCTGTTGTTGGTAAAGGTTACGCTGATAGACGCAGGCGTTGGACCGGATGGTTTATAGTCAACAAGGTTTGCAAAGTTAAGAAGGGTATTGGTTTGGACTGCAGTATCTACTGTGGTCTCATTTGCAACCCTATCAATATAGTGAGACATGATGTCTCCCATGTATGAGAATGCTTCTACCAAAACGTTACCCAAATCAGAGTAGTCTGTAGGGTCCCAGGTGTAACCTGAGGTGGTAGTCCTAGCGCCAATAAGGGCAATAAGATCTGTTTTAAGAGAGTCAAAATCTCTAGAGGTATAGTCGATTGAGTATGTCATTCTTATCCCTTTATGGTTCCGTCAGTAGATAGTGTTGCTAAGTTAATAGGTAAAGAAGCCGTAGTGTTGTCTGGAAGTATAAGGTTAACCTTTACGCTTTCTACGCCAGAATTATTATCAAAGATAAATTCAACACTGCTTACTTTTATTTGGGGCAGCCATACAGCCACAGAGCTTCTTATAGCGGACTCGATAGCAACCCTGGCGTTACCATCATGTTCAAAAAAGGATTTGCTCCAGTCGACCCCGTAAGAGGGAAGCATAGGGCGTTGACCAATATTTGTAGACAAAAGAGTAAGCGCTCTGTCTAAGTATATCTTAGCACTATCGGTAGTTGTAGCTACAACTCCAGACGGGCTATAGGTATATGGCCATGAAATAGCGACTTGTGTAGTCATCCTTGGACTCCCATCCATACAGGTTTGTCAGGATCCCCACCAATAAACATAACCCAAATAAGCTGGCCTATGGCTGGGACGGTTCTATGAAAAGTGTGCTCGGGGGTAGTAGGGTTGACCATATCGCTGCTTACAGTGCCGGTCTGACTAGGAGCAGTAGTGCCGTTAGCATACTTGCTGGCTTCAAGTGAGTCTGACCCTGTTTGAGTGGTAGTAGTTATTGTAGAGATGTTTTGTGGGCTGGTCTTAAGCATGCTCTTCGTGGTTGGTACGTGAGCGTGGTTTAGCTGGTACGAAGAGTTCTTTGCTACAACAGTAAGGGCAGGTATAGTTACTGTACCCCCTTGCGGATCTGATGCTGTAGTGCTTTGAGTAGTGAGCATGTTGGCAATATCAGAGGCTAGATGAGCTTTATGGTCAGGATGGTATGAAGTGTCCGTTACAGGAAAGCATCCAGGAACCCAGTTAGTGATCTGGGTAGAAGTTGTCTGGTGAATCTGAAGCTTTAAAGCTCCTCTGCCTAGAGGATCCTTGTTATCTACAACGGTAGCAGAATAGATTCCAGGCATGCGTAGACGACCCTGAGGGTCAAACCCATACTCGGTCTCTATCATTTTACCGAACCTTTCTTCTTCTTAGATTTATATTGTACCTTAAGTTTTGCTACGCTTGCTTTAGGAGGAGCAATAACCAAGGTTGATTTTGGCACAGTAGGTACCCCTACAGGAGAAGGAGTATTTACTGCCGTAGATGGGGTAGTTCCAGTATTAGGATCAAACGCATTTGCGTTAGGAGATGTCTGCGCATTAACAATCACCACATCTTGTTGAACAAGAGCCTGGCCTGAAAGCTCTGCTTGAACATCCCTAGTTCTAGAAAAGGCAGAGGCATTTGGGTTTGTATCCCCAAGCAAATCCGTTCCAACCTCAAGCATCACCATGTAGTTAGCTGGCGAACCACCAAACACGTGAACGGCAGAAAGAATGGTCCAGTATCCCGACATGCCGTTTGGCAGCCCATCAAGATAGATAGGGTCGTATGGTCGTAGATCAGGAGTGCCTACAACCGTAACGCTAGCCCTGTGCTGCCACTTGTGGTTTTCAGAGTAGCCGTCAGCAATCTGCTTGGATTCAGCTAAGCTGTTTGAAGAG